GCAGCAGTTATAGTGCATCGTCGTCGAAACAGTCCCCGTACAGGTCATCCCAGCTCTAACCGGAAGTGTCGGGCTTTGCACGAACGAGGTTGTCGCCACATTCGCATGGTTATACTCATGGCAGTAGACTTTCTTTCCGCCTATATAAAACCCGCAGCGCACCCGTCCTGAATTCAACGCTTGAAAGTCGATTATGACAATCTGACGCTTTGTTATATTCAGTGTAATCCCGCTATCACCTGTGCCATCCAGCTTATCAAGGTTCCAGTCGGCCTGATTCGCAATCTGATTACCGTTATCCGTTCCAGAGTAAATAATAAAGCGATTCACAGTTCCGGTATTCTGAAACTCAACCCCATTCACGCCATCAGAGTACCCAATAAACTTGAGACAATTAGCCACCTGCGCGACGAAATTGAAGCTCATTGAAATCAGTTGCGACTTCCCCGGCTGATACCGATGATATGAGTAACTCTGCATCGCAGCCTTACCGCCCGTAGGTGTGCTGGCAAAGGTCATCACCGCATGTCTGTTTGTGGTATCAAACGAGACTGCCGCACCAGTGCCTGTGGTCAACTGCTCATACAGCAACGGCAGCAGATTATAAATAAACAGCGATTCAAAGATCAGCGTAGGATTCGACACACGAAGCCTTCCAAAAGCATCAATATGCTCGCCATCCCTGAAACTGATATCTACAGGTACAGCAGATGCACGAAGTTGGGTGTCGGTGAGTGCTGTCGTTGGATAAGATGTCACTTTCATCTGTATTCCTCACCAGATATGTTCATCGTCAATCCCGAACCAGAACCAATCGCCTGTATATAATCGCCAGCATTCAATATCTGCTCTCCTGCCAACTGCAACATACCATTCCCTGCAATACTGGAATCAGGAAGAAATAGGTTGGCTGCGACAACAGAGCCGCCGGAAGGAACAAAATACAACTTCACCGACAATGCGCCTGATGTTGTGTTACTTATACCAATATCAGTCACTCTTGTCTTATATCCAGTTGGAACTGTGTATGCAAGCGTACCTGCACCAGTTCCAATCGCGCCTTGTGCGAGTTTCTTTTTCATGCGTTGCCCTTGCGTTGCATCTGCGCAAAAGCAATGCGCTCATTAGACCTAACGTCCTCTTCCTTCAGCATCAAATCAGCCAACCTTACACGCTTCTCAAAGTCCTTCTGTTCTGCATCTTCATTGAGATTGGTCGATAGCGCGGCGACGACTCTTGCTTTCGTTTCTTCAGGTGCAAGTTGAGTTTCAACAACCGTCTTTTGCGCGTTGGCCTGTTGCGCCTGCGCTTTTGCCTGCGTCTCCTGAATCTGCGCCTGAAGCATGGCAATCTGCATTTGAGCCTGCTGTTGCTGCATTTGCTGAGCTTGTGGGTCTGGCTGGCTCATCTTCGCCATTTGCTCGATCATCTTCTCTCTTTCGCTCAATGACGAGTTCTTGAGAATACCCTGCATAAGTATCGGAGTGAGTGGCGATTGCGCTCCCAATGTCTGAATCATAAACGCCAGTTGTTTCTGTTCGTGTTCTCGCGCAATAATCCCAAGCGTGGCGGTCGGCAGAAATTTCACATCTACAGATGGATACCTCTCTGGGTCAAACTGCATGTATCGCCATGCGGCCTTGTTGATAAACGGAATAAGGAAATCTTCCTGAAAATTTACCAGTGTGCGCTTGTATTTCTTGATCATGGTTGCAGTAGCCATGTCCATGCTTCCATCCCTTGATACCTGCGACACAGTTCCGTTGGAATCAATCGTAGCGGTCGCCATCAGCAGCATACGTTCAAATTCTTTACTGGTCTCCATGCTCTGACCGTCAGTTGCGCCGAACTTGAACGGAAATAGAATTTCAGCAGGATTGCCATTGGTCATAAAGCTCTTGCCTGGCTTGATCTCAAACTTTGCACCCCTTGGTAAACGTGTTGCATCCATGCCAATCATCGGAGCAGTGGTCAATGCCAGCGAATCCATGTGCGAACGCATTGAGCCGTCAATGGCACATTGCATATTATAAGCCTTCTCTATTGTTCCGCGACCAAGCAGCCTGTTTGGTACTGTATCCGCCTGATAGCAGATAATCGGGCGGTCTTTCATCATGTACGGCGATTCTTCAGCCTTCAAGAGAATGTTATCATTGGCAATGACTATGATTGCCTCGACCATATCCTCATAATCTTCTGTTTCTTCGTTGATTTCAGGATCATCATCTGAGTGCTTTTTAGCCAAATATTCCCTCGGAACGAGGCCATAATAGGTCAATAAAAGCACCTTTTCGTCCTGAAAATGATGTGTTTCCTGCGTAGGTTCGAATGAATCGTCCTTGTAAAAAGAGCCAATATCGGCCTTTTTGTACTTGCCGGAGGTTATTCCTGCTGAAATCTTGTGGATTGAGACATGACGCTCGATAGCAACACCCATGCAATCGTCTATTGACGTGCCATTTGGGTCAAAAAGGAAGTTTTTTGGGTTGATTGGGTTGATTTTGACGCAAATACGGTCTTTTTCGCTTACACCGTAAGCTGCCTGCGTCTGATCAAGTGGTATTGTTGCTGGATAGTAGTATTTTGACTTGCTTACGGTCACTTCACCTATGCCTGTGCCATAAATCTCAGCCATAAGTGAAATTTGTTCGATACTTTTGCGGATTTTGTCCTGCGCGAAGTCCTCTTTCAGTTGATTCTTGAGTTGCTCTACATCAACTGCGCTACCATTTACGTCCTTGATGTCGTCTTTGATGTCAAAGTATTCCCCCTGCCCAAAAACAGCCTCCATAATCTCTGCATGACGAGTTTCGACAGCCTGCTGGGTTGCTGGAGAGATGATCTTCGACCTTTCTGAGTCCCTGTGCTTGTCCTCAGCATTCCATTTCCCACGGAAAACACGCTCGTATCGCTCCCAATCGTCCATGTAGTTCTGGTCGCGATAGTCGCGCCAGCGGTCCGCATGATCTACAACAAAGCTAGTAAGCTCCTTGTCGTTTTCGGTTGGCTCGTAGAAATCTGTTTTCGGCTTTGGCTCAATGGATTCAACGATAACACCAGTATTTTCATAGGATGGACTAACCATTACATCTCCCGCATAGCAGTTGGCTTGCAATGAAGATACTATTTACAGAAAATAATGTGAAAAGTCAATACTACCATGCTATATCCCCGCAATATCATCAAGCGGAGTCCATTCCTCACCCTGATACTTCTCAGGGTCTGCGTAACTAACTACTGCGATATGGGCTACCATACTAAGTCCATCCAAAAGATCGTCGTGCGCTCTCGTTGAGGGGAATGCAAGCATCTCGCGCTTAATCTCACTCCAATCTTCCTTCTCATTGAATATAAGCCTGCCATGCTCCATCAAACCCTGCAAAGCATAAGTTATCCTGTTCGCCTTACTTGATGAACTTGTTGGTATATGTTCTATATGTGTAAATACCCCATGCTTTAGCATCAAGTCAGATAAATATGGAGTTAATGCCCTACATAAAGAGCCTTTCTCTATCCCGCATATCATCGGCTTATGCGTCCTAATTGCCATCAGCACCCTGACTGAAGCCTCGCGCACGTCCCATCGTCCGTAGTCAATCTTCTGCACCCACCACTTACCATCGTCATACACTCTCACTACAGCAATCGCAAAGTAGTCCAGGTGCTTCTTCTTGCGATCATTATCTGCAACACTTTCATAGCCAGCAGGGTCAATAGCAATGTATGTAGAATATGCGCCTTTCGGTGCCTCGCCAGTCTTGAACCACTCCAGCCGCAGGATGTTAGCTCCAGTGGTGTCCCACGAAGCCATGTATTCTTGCTCGAAAGAAGCTGTTGATTTAGTTTCTTTTGCGAGTTCTATTTCATCCTTGTCAATCAACTCATTATCGTAAGTAGTAAAATGCCATGACTTCCATGTGGCACTCTCACTTTGCCCCAAGTCATAGATACGCCGGAATTCCTCCGCATCAGGTTTAGGTGTACCAATAAACGTAGCCGACCCACGCAAATCAGTAAGCGCAGGCTGTACCGCATACTCCCATGTCTGCGGTTTTATATCCTGATATTCGTCCAGCGTCACATGATATAACTTGCCACCACGAAGGCTGTCAGGTTTATCACTACCGCGTATCTTGACCTTCATCCCGTTGCGCAGCCGTATATCCTGGTCGTTGATATTGAACTTAACTATCAGCGGCCTAGCCAAAAACAAAAATTGATCCCATGCCAAATCCATCGCCATCTTGTTTGTCGGGGCAATGAACATGACGCAGGTATCAGCATCTATTTCTTTTGGCTCTGTTGCCTTGATAAGCAACTCAGTCAGCGAATACCGTGTTTTACCAACACGCCGGCCAGCGCAGATCACCTTGAACCTAGCATCATCCTGAATGACACTCTTCTGCCATCGCAAAAGGTCAATTTTTAATTCAGACATTATTGAAAAATAAAAGACTGACAGTAACTCTTAGAGAATATCGTCGATACATAATTCGTGTTGTCCAGCCGATAAGTACACATCCAGCCATTGCCAACAAAATCACTTTTCACCAGCGACCACATTCCAGCATAGGCATTTGCCGACATCGCTATAAGTATTGCGAAAATAATCTTCTTCATCATATCTCTCCACTATCCTCAATATCCTTCATGTCAACAACCTTACCAGCTCCAGGAACTTCAACCGAGCCTATCACTATCGTGATATTCCCACCACTACTACCAAATGCCTGACTCGACTCACCCCAGGCAATCCTGTCCTGCTTACCCGCAACCTTCATGTACGTCTCCGCCCTCAGCCGCGCCACCGACACCGTGTCAGTCTCAGCATTGGTAACCTCATCCAACGCCTCCGACACCAAAATGTCAGCATGCGCCCTCCTGGCCAGCGCAACCATATCCCCATGCCCCTCAAGCCATTGCTTCAACACGATGTACGGAATACCAAAGTTATCCGCTATCCCCTTCGGGTTGCAGCCTTCAGCAATCCGAGTAGCAACGTCCATTACCACCGCATCCTCACCCATCTCGGCAATGCGCATGTCCAGCTTGGCGTAACCTAGCGGCTTTA